TGCGATGTTCTGTTCGAGCTGGCCGGTCTGTGGTTCCTCAAAAAGTCGTTCGGTCCCATCTGGCGCATCGTCCAGGTCCGTGTGCGCGGGGCCCCCAAGTCACCCATCTTTTCCAAACAGTACCTGTTCAGCGACAGCCCAGAGGATGATGAGGGTGAGGCGGACCCAGCCGACTACATCGACTAAGTAAAAAATATTTGTAGATTAATATAAATGGCAATGAACCGTCGTGCCCTTTTCGCCCTTCTGATTGTGGCCGCTCTGGTGATTTATTTCTTCTACCCAAGCTGCCGCTCCAGTATGTCATATTACAGCTCAGGTGTTGGTGGCGCCGATCTGCCCGTCAGCAAGGCGGAAGGCCTCGGCTCAGCCCCAGTGTCCGGCATGGGTGGCCCCACCTTCGATGTGTCAGGAGCGGGCCTCATCCCCCGCGAGGTGACAGCAACTGAGGACTTTGGCCAGTTCAGCCCAGCGAATATCCTGAGCGGCCAGAACTACCTGGACGCGCGCTCCCAGATTGGCTACCCCGAGACCATCGGCGGTGTGCTGCGCAACGCTAACCTGCAGTTCCGCAGCGAGCCAATCAACCCGCGCGACCCAGTCAGCATCTTCAACCTGTCCACCATTCCCCCCGACACCATGCGGCCTCGCTTCGAGATTTCACCAGAGTACCAGTAAGTCCTCGATGAAGGCGAAGCCTTCTTTTCTTTCAAGAGAAGGAGGGCCAAAGGCCCTCAGAGGAGAAGGTTCTTCGCGTAAGGTTTGTATTAAAAAAATAAAAAGAATTTTTATAAATGGCTTCTGTGAATGATGATTTCAAGCAGAAGATGAATGAGTGGGTAGCTCTTAAGGCCCAGCTCGCCGCCATTCGCAAAGATACCTCCGTGCTCACCAAGCGCGAGAAGAGCCTCCGCGAATCGCTAAAGAATCATATGAAAAATGCTGAGATTGACACCGTAAAGGTGAAGGAGAAGCTCAAGGTGAACCTGAAGACAACCCCAGGCAAGAAGAAGACTCTGCCCAAGGCTATCCTCGATGTTATCCAGCGCGGTCTCTCCATCTACTTTGGTGGTGACCTTGCGCGTGTCGAGGGTGCCGTGAATGCAATTGTTGATGTCATGCCAGAGGGCCCCGAAAAAGATACCATCAGCCTGACTGGTCTCAAGGCATTCAGTTAAACTTGACCCGCTACTATACAATAAGATGGGTCTGAATGATGAGTACTCGCGTGATGCCTACCTGCCCGAGGATGTTGGTGCCGACCAGCAGGGTCAGGACGACGACCCCTTTGATGAATTTACCCAGGAGGACTGGGAGGATTGGTACAGCGAGGACCTCTTGGACATGTGGATGCCTATCCGCGAGTTTCACGAGTCGCAGTACCTACGCACCCCCATGACCTTCAACCAGTTTTGTGACCACCAATATCATTTTGTTGACAAATATTAAATGATGATGATTGACGTAACCTCCCCCAAGGTTCTTGCCCCCGCAGCCCTGTTCGCGGCACTCCAGCTGGCCCCCAGCCGCCTCGGTCTTTTGCCACGTGCCCTGATTGTGTCCCTGGTGCTCTTTATCGTGTACAAGTACGCACTGAAGCGCACGTTCACAGCGGCAGACTTGGTCGTGCCGGCAGTTCTGTTTGTGCTGCTCACACCAGGACTGGTCGTGATGCTGCCCCCGGGTGGCACCATGATGGAGGCGACCGCCGTGCACACCCTCGTGTTCGCCATCGTGTTCGCTATTATGCGTACCCTTTTTGCAAAGTACTACTAGAAGATGAAATATCTCGCGATTGGCCCTGGTGCCATGGGATACTTTATCTATTTAGGAGTTCTTAGTCGACTAAAAACTACTAACCTTGAGGAAGTGAGTGGGGCGAGCGCCGGCGCCCTCCTCCTGTTCCTGTTTCTCGCGACCAAGGGTGACATCCAGGCCATACTGGATCACTCTATCAAGATTCCCGTGAAACAGCTTATGAAACCAAATATTAAAAACTTTTTTACAAAATTTGGGTTGGTGCCGACAGTCAAACTCGAAGCCACCATCAAAAAAACATGTAAAAAATTTTTAAAAAAAGATGATGTCACCTTCCGGGAGCTGTACGAGCACAACCCAGTGAAGCTACACGTCTCCGCCTTTTGTGTCGACCTTCAAAGGACTGTCTATTTCTCGGTCGACTCGCACCCAGACATGAGCGTCTGTCAGGCGGTCACCGCATCCATCGCTGTGCCATTCCTCATGAGTTCTGTCAAAATTGGTGAATGGAACTATATCGATGGTGGGACACAAGAAAAAGTTCCTGGTGCCCCCTTCATAGGAAAGAATTTTGAAGAAACTGTTTGTCTAGACATTGATACATGGCACAGACGTGAAGTCAAAGACCTCAAGTCGTACGCCTACTCGATACTGTCATGCATCAGTGGCCTTCGCCACTCGTACAATTTTAAAACAATTAATGTACCTATTGAAAATTTTGATATTTTTAATTTTTCGTACACGTCAGAAGATAAACTGCGAATGTTTATGCTCGGTCACAGAACTTCACAGTAGAGCCTTGTCGGCTGGCACATCCTCCACTTCCGGCTCCTCCTCCTCCTCCACTTCTGGCACCTGCTTCAGTGACTCCTCAATCAGTGCAGCGGCGCGCGCGACTGGCACATCCTCCTGCTCAATCGTCTGTGCAACCTGGTCCACCACGGGCTCTGCCACGGGCTCTGCCACGGGCTCTGCCACGGGCTCTGCCACGGGCTCTGCCACGGCTACAGTGAGATTAGTTGATGCCAACGCTACACGTACATCATCTGGAAGATATGCTGGAACACCCATTGTACTATTATTAAAGATTTATTTTAAATAATTTTCATGGAGTACCTTGTTCGCATGGTGGCAAATCATGTGTGGGATAGTTTGGGGCCTGGGTACAGTGAGCGTGTTTATCACAACGCCTTTGAGGTGGCGCTCCGTATGAATTCAGTCAGTTATGAAACAGAAAGAATTATTCCAATATTTTTTCAGGGGCACAACGTTGGCAACTTGCGGGCTGACCTCGTCATCGACCAGTGTATGATTGTCGAGCTCAAGTCAGTCGTCAGGCTCAAGGAGGAGAATCGTAACCAGATTAAGAATTATATGAAACTTATGGACCTGAATACAGGCATACTGGTAAACTTCCCGAGCGTCAGTGGCCCTGTAGAGGTTGAGGTCTTTCAGACCGACCCTGTGAATCAGACTTTTATGTCGGATACTATTAATGAGTGCACAGCCAATGCCAATAATCATTCAGGCAGCAGCCCCGGCGGCTCCAGCGGCTCCAGTGTCGGCCCCATCGGGTGCTAGTGCTGGAAAGAAATTTTTAATTTTTATAATATTTTTAATTTTATTGGGCATAGGGTTGGTGTACGCCAACCTGAACGGGTATATAGACCTGCCATTATCTATAACAAAATTTATACCAATACAGTATCTACCGGCAGTAGACATTGCAGAGATTGTGACAGAAGCCCCACCCGCCACCGAGCCTTACAAGGAGGAGCCCGAGACCTATGAGGAGGAAATGGCCACTTACGAAAAAGAAAGCTACAAGGATGAGACCGAGGCGTACGAGGAGGAAAATTATGTCGATGAGGGTGCTCCAGAAGCGTATACTTCATAAATAAAAAAACTTTATAAAAATTAATGATGATGGCCAGAATCACAACCCCATGGTACGATGTCGAAGGTAGAAAATATATAAATTTAGAAATTGATGGCCAAGTGATTCGTGCCAAGGTGCCATGGCGGTATGGGAGGGTCATGTGTAAAGTATCGGGCATTCGTCCCATTCAGGAATTACAGCTGAATGAGACGGTTGAAGTTATACTGGATAAGAAGTACTGGGGCGGTAACATATACCATATCATTATCAGTTTAAGAAGTTCACCTCTAGTATAGTATGTTGACAAATACTGGGTACTTGACGGAAAAAAATATAGAAATAAAAAAGAAACTCACTGTTAGAGCAGTCGAGAATGCGATGGGTATACGCCCACCATCGTTTAAGGTTTTCAGAGAGACGTCCAATGGGCTCATTATTCCCAGGTACTTTGGCTGTAGCGAGCTCGGCCCCCCTACCACCGACCAGAGGTCCAGGCCTGCTCATGCTGATATTCGGTTCAGCGGTGTTCTGCGAGAGGCAACGCGACAACCAGAAGCGGTTGAACGAGCAAAAGCATCTTTCGAAGCTGACGGCGGAGGAGTTCTTTCCCTTCCCTGTGGATTCGGGAAAACGACCTGTGCTTTGGCCATTGCTGCCCATCTCCGCGTTCGAACTATGATTGTCGTCCACAAGGAATTCCTCGCGAACCAGTGGGCCGAAAAGATTGGCGAGTTCTGTCCGGGCGCAACCATCGGCCGTGTACAGGGTGACAAGCTCGAACTCGAAAACGACTTTGTGATTGCCATGATTCAGACGATGTGTATCCGCGAGCACGAGCCGGGTGCTTTTGACAGCATCGGTCTAGTGATTGTGGACGAGGCGCACCATATCGGCGCTCCAGCATTTTCGCAATTCATGTTCAAGCTCTGCCCCAAGTATACGCTCGGTCTGACGGCAACACCCGACCGCAAGGATGGACTGACT